GGAGGAGAACTTCACCGGCTACATCGTGGACTACGGCACCTGGCCGGATCAGCGACGGCCATACTTCACATTGCGCGACGTCCGTGCCACGCTGGGCCGCGCCACACCCGGTGCGGGCATGGAAGGCCAGATTTACGCTGCTCTGGAGAAACTCACCGCCGAAAAGCTCGCCCGCGCCTACCGTCGCGAAGACGGCGCGGAACTTCGGATCGACCGCTGCCTGATCGATGCTAACTGGGGTCAGTCGACGGACGTGGTTTACCAGTTCTGCCGGCAAAGCAGCTTCGCGGGCATCCTGCTGCCCAGCCACGGCAAGTACGTTGGCGCATCCAGCGTTCCGTTCAGCGAATACAAGCGCAAACGCGGCGACCGCATCGGTCTGCACTGGCGCATCCCCAACACCGTGGGCAAGCGCCAGGTCCGCCATGTGTTGATCGACACCAACTACTGGAAGACCTACGTCCACGCCCGCCTGGCCGTGGCCATGGGCGACCCCGGCTGCCTGTCGCTGTTCGGGCGCGATGCAACTTCCGGGGGGCACCGACTGCTGGCTGATCATCTGACGGCTGAGTATCGCGTGAAGGCGTCCGCGCAGGGACGCACCGTGGACGAGTGGAAGCTTCGGGCCACGCGCCCGGACAACCACTGGCTCGACTGCCTGGTCGGTTGCGCGGTGGCGGCGTCGATCCAGGGCGCGGGACTGCCGGGTGTCGAATCGCGAACGGTTCAGACCCGCCAGCGCGTCAAGCTGTCGGCACTGCAAGGGAGGCGGTGAGCGATGCCGATGTCGGTAGCTAACCCCAAGCCATCAGCGAAGCGCGGGCTGGAGTGCCCCAAGTGCGGCTGCGCGCACTTTCGAGTGCTCTACACCCGGCCCGCCGCTGGTGGTCGCCTGCTGCGCCGGCGTGAATGCCGGTACTGCGGTCGGCGCATGACGACCTACGAACAGGCTGCTTCATAGACCTGCTTCTCGCCTCGCAGATCCGGCCTCAACCGGGGGCATGTTCTACATGCGTAACGAAGTGCATTTCTGTTGAGTTGGCTCCGACAGTTTTCGATTGCGCCGGGTAAGTAACTCTATGGCGGCCATGGATGGCCCGCCTTTGAGGAACTGCATGGCTGAGGAACTGGACAACTCGATTAAGGAGAACGCCGCCGGGCCACGGAAGGCCAGCGGCGATTCGGGGTCTGTCGAACAGCATGGTCTTGCCGACCAAATCGCTGCCGACAAGTACCTCGAATCGAAGAAGGCCAGCCGGTCGAAAGGACTCGGCATCAAGCTGGTCAAGCTCAGCCCCCCCGGAACGTCGGGAGGGACCGTCTGATGTGGCCCTTCACCTCTCATCGCCGCGCCACCGCCACAGACGACCGGTCCCTCCCGGCCCCGGGAGGGCCTCTCACGGCGCTGGGTACATCGCCGGTGGTTCGGGCACGCTACGACGCGGCGCAGACCACCGCCGAAAACGCCCGACACTGGGCGATGGCCGATGGGCTGTCCGCCGATGGCGCGGCTTCACCCGATGTCCGCAAGAAGCTGCGCGAGCGTGCCCGCTACGAGGTGGCGAACAACTCCTACGCCAAGGGCATCGTGCTGACGATCGCCAACGACTGCATCGGCACCGGGCCTCGCCTGCAGTTGCTGACCGAGGACGACGAGACGAATCGGATCGTTGAGGCTGCATTCGCTGAATGGTCACGGGCGGTGAACCTGGCCGAAAAGCTCCGCACGATGCGGATGGCCAAGGCCACCGACGGTGAAGCGTTCGCCGGTTTGATCGAAAGCGCGACCGTCGATTCGCCCGTGATGCTCGAACTGCGCCTGATCGAAGCCGATCGCGTGGCTTCGCCGGTCTTCCCCAGAGTGTCGAACATCCCGCCGGCCGCGCAGGTCGATGGCATTATTCTCGATGGCTGGGGCAAGCCGCAGACCTACACGATCCTTCGCGAGCACCCCGGTGCGCCAAACGGCGCATCGGCGTGGAAGACGCCGTTTGACCTGGTGCCGGCCGACTCGGTGATCCACTGGTTCCGCGCCGACCGGCCCGACCAACACCGAGGCGTTCCGGAGATCACGCCGGCGCTGCCGTTGTTCGCACAACTGCGGCGCTACACGCTCGCGGTAATTGCCGCCGCCGAGACCGCCGCCGACTTCGCGGCCGTGTTGTTCACCGATGCTCCGGCCAACGGCGAGGCGCAGCCGCTCGAGCCGATGGACATCGTCGAACTCGAGAAACGCATGGCCACGGTGTTGCCCGATGGCTGGCGCTTGGGCCAGATCGAAGCGCAGCAGCCGGCCACCAGCTACGCCGAGTTCAAGCGGGAGATTCTCAACGAGATCGCGCGTTGCCTGAACCTGCCGTACAACATCGCCGCCTGCAACTCGTCGGGCTACAACTACGCCTCGGGTCGCCTGGATCACCAGACCTACTACAAGTCCATTCGCGTCGAGCAGGCCCATCTGGCTGAAGCCGTGCTCGATCGCATCTTTGCCGCCTGGGTCCGCGAAGCGTCGCTGACCCCGGACCTGAAGATGCTCCATCACGTCCGATCGCTTCCGCATCAGTGGTTCTTCGACGGCACCGAACACGTCGATCCGGCCAAGGAAGCCAACGCCCAAGCGACGCGACTGAGCAGCAACACCACCACCCTCGCGGCCGAGTACGCCCGCCAAGGCAAGGACTGGGAAACCGAACTGCGCCAACGCGCGAAGGAACGCTCGCTGATGCAGCAACTCGGTTTGACCGAGACGCCCGCACCAACCCAAGACACGGACGACGAAGACATGGAGGTCGACACGGATGCATCCGGAACCGAATCAAGACAAGCAGCCTGAGTATCTGACGTTTCGGTGTCCGCTGACGGTCGAGGCGGCGGATACAGGCGAGAAACAGTCCGGGGGCGGGGGGATGCCGCGCTTCCGCATGGTCGCCTACACCGGCGGCGTGATGCGGATCACCGGCTTCCCCCACCCGGTCGTGGTCGACCTCGAGGGCCTGGCCATCGAGCGCCAGGACATCCCGATTCGTCTCGACCACAACCCGAGACAAGGCGTAGGGCATACGCAGCGGGTGGTGATCGAGAACGGCCAGGTCGTCGCCGAAGGCCTCGTCAGCCGCGACACCAGTTGGGCACGCGATGTGGCCAAGAGCGCCGTCAACGGCTTCCCCTGGCAGGCGAGCATCGGCGCTTCGGTGGTCGATGCGGAGTTCATCCCCAACGGCCAGGAGGTGACGGTCAACGGCCGCACCTTCCAAGGACCGCTTCATGTGGTCCGCCAGGCCGTCCTCAAAGAGATTTCGTTCGTCGACAGCGGCGCGGACACCCAGACCAGCGCCCGCATCGCTGCCCAAGACAACCTTCAGCACACCCCGTCACAGGAGCAGACTTCCATGACCGCAACCGACAAGCCCACCCCCAGCAACACCGACACCCCTGTCATGACCGACGGCGAAAGCCCCACTGACACGGTGGCCAAGACGACCACGACCCAACCGGCCGCAACCGACGACACCCCGAAGGTGCAGGAGCCGGAGAAGCCGACCAACACCACGACGCCCAGTGCGACGCGGGCCACGCCCACGACCGTCAACGCCTCGGCCAACGCGCCCGCCGGCAACGCTGACGAGCCGGACGACAACCCCGTCCTGCAGATGCGACAGCAGATCGCCTCTGAAACGCGGCGTATCGAAGCCATTCGCAAGATCTGCGACGGCAAATTCCCGGGGGTCGAGGCCAAGGCCATCGAGGAAGGTTGGGACGAGACGCGGACGGAACTGCATGTGCTGCGTGCCTCGCGCCCGAAGATTCCCCCGTCCACCGCCGGCAGCCGACCCGAACCGACCAGCCCGCAGGTCTTCGAGGCCGTGGCGATGATGGCCAGCGGCCTGCCCAACTCGCGGGTCGAGGCGATGTTCGCCGAGCCGGTGCTCGAAGCCGCCGACAAGCTGCGCGGCATGGGCATCCAGGAGTTCTGCGAACTGGCCTACGGTCAGCAACTGCCGCGCTTCCGGCGCGACGCCGCCGGCTGGCTGCAGGCCGCGTTCAGCACCACCACGCTGCCCGGCGTGCTCAGCAACATCGCCAACAAGATGCTGCTGGAGGGCTACAACTACATCGAGGACGCCTGGCGCAGGGTCGCGAAGATCGCCAGCGTCAACGACTTCAAGGAGCACAGCCGCTACCGCATGACCGGCGCGTTCAAGTTCGAGCAGGTCAGCGCGGATGGTGAGCTCAAGCACGGCAAGCTGGACGAGCAGAAGTTCGGCCAGAAGGCCGACACGCACGGGATCATGTTCGCGCTGACGCGGCAGATGATCATCAACGATGATCTGGGCGCGTTCACGGACATCCCTCGCCAGATCGGCATGGGTGCGGCCGAATCGATCGCCGATGCGGTGTGGAGCCTGTGGCTGCGCAATCCCGTCCAGGCCGACGGCAAGGCGTTCTTCCACGCCGATCACGGCAACTACGCCGAAGGCGCTGACACCGCGCTCAGCGTGGACGGCCTGACCGACGCCGAAATCCAGTTCAGCCAGCAGACCAAGCCCAACGGTCGACCGCTGGGGATGCCGGCCAACATCCTGCTGGTTCCCACCGCGCTGAAGGTCGCCGCTGAGATGCTCATGAAGAGCACCCAGCTCAACGAGACCACGACCGCGAACAAGCCCAAGCCCTCGACGAACCCGCACGTGGGCAAGTTCGACGTGGTCTCCAGCGTGTACCTGTCCAACGTGTCGTTCAACGGCGCGTCGAGCAAGGCGTGGTATCTGCTGGCCGACCCTAACCGCCTGCCCGCCATCGAGGTCGCGTTCCTCAATGGCGTGGACCGGCCCACCGTCGAGAAGACCGACGCCGACTTCAACACGCTGGGCATCCAGTTCCGCGGCTACATCGATTTCGGTGTCCGCGAACAGGACCACCGTGGTGCCTTGAAGATGAAGGGCGAGGCTTAAGCCTCGTCCCTTCCCGACCTCACATCCACACCTGAACTGTAAAGGACAACGACTATGACTGCTCGATTCATTCATGACGGCAACAGCATCGATTACACCCCGGCCTCCGGGGGCGCGGATGTTAGCGCCGGTGACGTGGTCGTCCAGGGCGACCTGGTCGGCATCAGCAAGCTCGATATCGCCGCCGGCACGCTCGGCGCGCTGGCGGTGACCGGTGTGTTCGACGTGCCCAAGACGATCGGCGTCGGCGAGGCCATCGCGGCCGGCGTGAAGGTCTACTGGGACGTCGCCGACGGCGTGGCCAAGGAAGACGCCGAAGCCGGGGCGAACAAGTACCTCGGCAAGACGGTGCTCGCCGCCGGTGACGACGACGCCACTGCCCGCGTTCGTCTGGAGCAGTGATCCCATGGGCGATCTCCTGCGTGACGGTCTGAACTGGCTGGAGCAGCAGCGCACGGCCCACATGACCAGCCCGGTGACGTACC